TGGGCAGGGCGGTGCGCTCAGCATTTCAAGCCAGCGAAGCCCGGGCCCTATCGAGGCGTGTCGTTGTCTCATCGTCGCTGCAGCGATGGTGTCCCGACCCGGTGGTGGAAATAAACCTTCGATGGGTTCGTCAAGATAGTTGCATTTGCAACAAGTTTGTGCAAGACTTCGAGTGGATGGGTATTTTCTCACGCAAAGTTGAAACGGCTTCTTTTGCTTCTGCACCTGTGCAGGCAGCTGCTGGCGCGTCGTACATCAACAATTTCATTACCTATCAGACCGGGTCAGATGAGGTACGGGCGCTTTCGGTTCCGAGTATTTCAAGAAGTAGGGACTTACTCGCTGGCATCATCGGCTCGGTCGGTTTGAAGCATTACTCGAAGCAGTGGAACGGCACCGACTACGACGAGGTTTACTTGCCTTGCGAACCTTGGATGGAAACACCTGATCCAAAGGTCACGCGCTCGTTCTTCTTCGTAAACATCTTTAGTGACATGTTCTTCTACGGCATCGCGTATGCCTACATCACGACGCGCTACTCCACCGGTTTGCCTGCGTCGTTTACATGGCTCCCAGCTGCAAACATGTCGAGCACCCAGCAGACAGGCATCCCGCAGTTCTTCGGTCCATCTGACCAGTTGATGTTTAACGGGCAAGAGTTAGACGTAAACAACGTCGTCCAATTCCTTAGCCCGATTGAAGGCATTTTGAAGACTGGCGCACGAGCCATTAATACGAGCATTTGGCTTGACCAAGCAGCTGACCGTTACGCATCTCTTGAGACTGTGCCCGGCTATTTGCAGCAGGTTGACGGAGAGGACATGTCGGGTGATGACCTTGGTTCGTTGGCGTCGGCGTGGGCTGCAGCGCGTAAACAAAACGCTATTGGTGCATTGTCCCGTCAGGTGCAGTTCAAAGAGTTTTCGCAGAACCCGCAGGAAGTCATTGCGGATCAGCGCAAGTACCAGTCGTTAGAGATGGCTCGCCTGTGCAACATCCCTGCCTATATGGTGTCCGCCCCGCAAGAGGGCGCTTCGATGACGTATCAGAACGCTGAGCAGGCACGTCAGGACCTCTACCTTTTCGGCGCTCGTATCTACATGGACGCTATTGAACAGACGCTTTCCAGTGCTCAGGTTCTTCCGCGTAACCGATATGTGGAGTTTGACATTGAGGACTACGTCGAATCCGAAGACCGCTCGCCTGATGGCATGCCCAACAACGAAACGGATAGTGAGTTATGAAAATTGAGTTTGTAGCCGTGCCTGTCACGCTGGATGCTGCAGCAGGGGAGGACAGCCCCCGCACAATCACGGGTGTGGCAACGCCTTGGGACACGCCTGCTGTGGTATCTGGCGGACAGAAAGTGCAGTTTTCCAAGGGCGCTTTCGACGTCAACCAGAAAGCACCAAAGTTGCTTGAAGGTCATGACATGAATCAACTTCGTGGCGTTGTCACCGAATTGGTTGAAGCCGAAGAGGGCTTGTTGTTTACAGCAAAGTTTGCAAAGACTCGCGCAGCCGATGAGGCCATTGAACTCATCAAGGCTGGCGCATACGACTCCGTTTCCATCGGAGCAATCCCCACAAAGTTCAAGTACAAGGGCGACACCATGATGGTGTCCGCTGCTGAGATTCTCGAAATCTCGCTTGTCAGTCATCCAGCGTTTACGGACGCTGTGATTACAGAAATCGCTGCGTCACAACCTGAAGAGGAAGACGTTGTCGAACCCCAACCCCTAGACATTCCTGAGGAGGAAACCATGTCTGAAGTAACCCCAACGGTTGAGGCTTCGGCTGAAATCGTTCCAACCGCTCCAATCTTTGCTCAGGCAAAGCGTGAAGCAGTCTTGCCAACCGCTGCCGAATACATTTCTGCTGCAATTCATGGCGGAGACAAGTGGCTTGAAATGTCCGCAGCACTTCGTGCAGCTGCACCAGACGTGACAACCACAGACACCGCTGGCGTTTTGCCATTGCCAATCGTTCAGCCTGTTTACAACAACTTCCGCGGAATCCGCCCTGTTGTTGACGCATGTGGCGTAAAGGCAGCGCCCCGCAGTGGCAAGGTGTTCATTCGCCCTGAGGTCACGACACACGTGAGTCAGGCCGTACAGAGCGCAGAGAACGCAGCACTTCAGTCCGGAACATTCGTTGTTACTTCAAACCAAGTAACAAAGAGCACCTACGGTGGATATGTAAACATCTCCATGCAGGATCTCGAATGGACTGACCCAGCAATCCTCAGCCTCATCCTTGACGACATGGCTCGCATCTATGCGAACACCACCGACAACGTTGCAGCTGACGCACTTGTTGCTGGAATCACCCAGACTGCAGTATTGACAGATCCAACCTCACCTGCTGAATGGGTTTCTGACATCTACACCGCAGCGTCAACCATCTTGACGAACTCGAATGGCAACTTGCCTACCCATCTCTTCCTTGATCCCGCAAGTTACGCGTCGCTTGGAAAATTGGTGGATACATCGGGCCGTCCGTTGTTCCCCGAAGTTGGCCCAATGAACGCACTTGGTACCGCATCCGCTGCACAGTTCGCTGGTCGCGCTTTCGGTCTCATCACCGTCGTTGACCGTAACTTCGCATCCGACACAGTCATCGTTGGTGACCCAAGCGGTTTCGAAATCTTCGAAGATGCACGTGGAGCCTTGAGCCTCGAGTCACCGTCAACCTTGTCACGCGTCCTCTCTTGGAGCGGAACGTTCGCAACTTTGATGATTGACCCAACGAAGTTCGTTCAACTCACATAATCAATCGGGTAGTTAGGGAAGGGTCTGTATGTCTGTAAACACAATCATCTACGCAGCGCGTGTAGACAACTTTGCAGCTGTGCAGACCCTCACCCTTGCCCCCGTTCAGCCCGGTGACTCAGTCACCATCGCTGGAGTGACGGACACGACGTTCAACACCACAGCAACCGTCTTCTCCATTGAGGCCTATGAACTGGTTTCGGTGGATGAGTACGGTGTGTTGGAGTTCAACTACGACAACCCGAAACCGAATCAGATCATCTATGCGAACACGGGTAGCACTGTTGTTTACGACACAGCGGTAGGAACAGTTACTTACACGGTTTCGCCTGCGTGGACGACTTCGGCTTTGGTGTTGTCGTGGTTGGGCATTGATGTGGCTACGGCTAACGACACGGCTTTCGTGACGAAGTGTGTAAACGCAAGCAATGCTTGGTGTTTCCGTAAGCGTCGTGAGGCGGGCTACACAGACTCTCCCACGACGGTTCCCGATGCGTCGGTGGAACTTGGGGCGACAATGTATGCAGCCACGCTTTACCGTGAACGCGGAACCAGCGGAGACTCATACGGTGGCTTTGACGGTATGGGCAACCTTCCTATGCCCGTCACCCTTCACCGCATTATGCAGCTGTTGGGCTGTGGCAGGGCACAGGTCGCCTAATGGCTTCAGGCATCTTGTACGAGGCTGTAAACACGGTGAAGACCGCGTTGACGGCGCTCAACCTTGTGCCTATTACTGACCCTCGTAACGTGCGCCCTATGTCGGTTCTGATCCAACTGCCAACGTCAACGAACTTCACTTACAACGTCGGAAACATTGAAATGCGTCTTTCGGTGTGCGCTCCGCCTCCGGGTAACCAAGACGCAGGCGACTACCTAATGACCGTTGCCGACACAATCATGAACTCGCCCATCGCTGTCACTGACATGCGCCCTGGGCTTTTAAGCGTGGGCGGGCAAGACCTGCCAACCTACGACCTAACCGTTGCCGTCGCCGTACGGCGCAACTAACACAAAGGAGCCACCATGGCGACATCAACATTTTTGTCCAACGCGACAATCAACATTTCACAGGGCGCTACGACCACTGACCTCAGTGACCAAGCAAACCAGTGCACCATTACAGTGGGCTTTGAAAGCCTTGACGTAACTGCCTTTTCAAGTGCATCACCTGCTGGCCGACAGTTCGCCCAAGGGCTTCAATCGGTGGACGTTTCCATTACGTTTTTCCTTTCCTATGGTGCGTCAGAGGTTGAGGCCATCCTCGCATCATGCGTCGGCACAGGTACGACGACGCTTGTCATTTCGCCATCTGGCACCACCGAATCAGCATCAAACCCTGAATACACCATCACGAACTGCATGCTCGCTGACTTCACCCCAATTAACTCAACCGTGGGAGAAATCGCCACAGTGACCGCCAACTTTGTTGGTGGCACTTGGGTACGCGACGCTTCCTGATTCGTAAACAACACATAGAGGAGAACCTATGAAAATCACACTCAACGTCGAAGAGAAAGACGGCCTCACCTATCAGGTGACAACCAACCTCTTCTCCATCGTGGCATTAGAGCGCAAGTTCAAGATCAGAGCGTCTGACCTTGCCTCTGGTGTCGCCATGGAACACCTTGCTTTTCTTGCCTTTGAAGGTGCAAAGCAAGAGGGTTTCACCGTGCCCGCCGTCTTTGACGATTACATCCGCCGACTTGTTTCGGTCGACGTTGTGGAGGAAGAAGCCACAAACCCTACGGGCGAGGCAGTTACCTCCGAAGCCTCTGCGAGTTAGTCGTAGAGACAGGTTTCTGGCCTCCTCAAATACCATTCGATACACAAGAGCTGCACACCGTTGCGGATGTGCTTAAAAAGAGAGCAGAGGAGGCTAAACGATGACGGCAAATACTTCAGTAGAAATTGCAGGCATTAACGAAGCCATTCGCTCTCTTAACAAGATTGAGCCGGGCTTGCGTAAACAATTCAACAACGACGCTCGTGTTATTGCTCAGCCTGCTACTGACGCCGTAAAGAACGCCTACAAGTTTGTTCCGCTTTCGGGTATGGAACGCAAGTGGGCAGGCCCAGCCGTTAAAGGTCGCAAGGTCTTTCCGTTTACGTTGGCTAAGGCTAAGCGTGGCGTCGACGTCGTGTTTAACACTGATCGCCGTTCTCTTGGTGTCATCAACATTGTGCAGCGTGACGCTGGTACGGCAATTTTTGAGACTGCTGGACGCAAGAACGACAACCCTTTGGGTAACTCTCTTGGTGAATTGTCGCCGGGTCGCACTCGCCTTATTGGCCCTGTTGTTTACAGCAAACGCCGTGAACTTGAGGACGGCATGCGCAGGCTTGCGCTAAAAATCGTTAATCGTGTAAACAAGGAACTCCGCTAATGCTTTCCATCCCCATTATTTCGTCGTTTGACAACAAGGGCATTAAGAAAGCCATTCAAGAGTTCAAGCAGTTAGAGGGCGCTGGCGCTAAGGCTCAGTTTGCTTTAAAGAAGGCTGCTATTCCTGCAGCTGCTGCACTTGCTACGGTGACGGCTGGTTTGTTTGATGCGGCTAAGGCTGCGATGGAAGACCAGAGCGCTCAGCAGGCGTTGGCTCGCCAGTTGCAGCGATCTACTAAAGCAACGGATGCTCAGATTGCAGCCAATGAGGATTGGATAGCCACACAGGGCAAGTTGCTGGGTGTGACCGATGATGAGTTACGTCCTGCGTTGGCTGGGTTGGTGCGTGTCACTAAGTCGATTCCGAAGGCTCAGCAGGCTGCTTCTTTGGCAATGGATATTGCTGCCAGCAAAAATATCAGCCTCCAGACTGCCAGCAAGGCATTGGAACGTGCCTACGGTGGCAACCTGAACGCGTTAGCAAAGATTGCCCCTGAACTGAAGGGCATGATTAAAGAAGGCGCTAGCGCTGAACAGGTCTTTGAAGCGCTTAACAAGAAGTTTGGTGGTGAAGCTGCAGCTGCTGCGGAAACCACGCAAGGCAAGTTCAAGCGTTTACGGGTCGCTCTTGACGAGACGAAAGAATCTGTCGGTGAGGGCTTGTTGCCGATTATTGAGCAGGCGTTGCCTTACCTACAAAAGTTCGCTAATTGGGCACAAGAAAACCCCACTGCTTTTATGGCCATCGCTGCAGCTATCGGCGCTGTTGCTCTTGCTATTACGGCTGTAAACGTGGCTATGTCGCTTAACCCGTTTTCGCTTATTGCTGCAGGTATTGCGTTGCTGGTTGTCGGTCTTGGAGTTGCCTACAAGAAGTTTGAAGGTTTCCGCAAAGTCGTAAACGTCGTCATTAACGCCATCATTGGCTATTTCGAGATGCTTGTTAACAATTGGATTAAGGCCATCAATCTTGTCATTAAGGGCATCAACTTGGTTAAGCCCGGCAAGGACATCGGCTATTTGTCCGCAGTTAGTTTTGGACGTATCGGTGACTCTGGCGGTGGCACGTCGGCTGCATCTCTCCGTGCTTTTGAGTCGGCTAATCCTGGGCCTTCTATGACTGCAGCACCCGAGATGGCTGCAAGTTCTAAGGGTGTAAACATCACCGTTAACACTGGCGTTGGTGACCCCGTCGCCATTGGTAAGTCGGTAAAGGGTGCTCTTGACGCTTATGACCGTAGGGCGTCGTAATGGCGTACCCTACCCCCAAGGTTGAGATTGCGTTTGACGATGGGCCGTATGTAGCATCGCCTACTTGGACTGACGTCACCTCGTTTGTTCGTGGCATGGAAATTGACCGTGGACGCTCTGACGATTGGGGCGACTTCTACGGATCTGCGTCGGTAGTCCTTGACAACCGTGCCCGCACGTTTGACCCGTTTTACACGTCAGGCACTTACTACGGCAAACTTCTACCGCGTCGCCAGATACGCATCACTGCTACATATGGCGCTACTTCATACCCGGTGTTTCGTGGCTATGTAAACGGATGGCCTCCAACGTGGACGGACGCAGGCAAAGACTCAACTGTGACGCTTTCCTGTATGGATGCGCTTGGTTTGTTGGCGTCTGAAACGCTCCCTGCCGATTGGAGCCGTAACTACATCCTGAGCACTAGCCCACGGCATTACTACCCTTGCGATGACCCTGTCGGGCCGTACACCTCTAACCAGACGTTAACCGATTTGGGTTCTGTGCCGTTGAACATGGCGACAACTACAGCTGCATCTAACGGTGACCAATTGGCTGTTGGTCTTGTAAACCGATGCATTACCGGCACGGGTGGCGAGGCTGCTAATTCGTCTAGCGGTACGACTGTAAACGCGTCGGCTAGTTTCACCGTGTCCTGCTGGGCTATCTCAGACGCGAGCCTGTCGGCGGGTACTCATTTTGTTCGTGGCAACTACGGCAACATGTTCTACTGGTTCGGGTTTAACACCACCACGGGCAAGTTCTACGCCGAAGTTGGCGAAGGCAGTTTCTCTAACTCCCGTGTGGCTAACACAAACATTTCAGGCTGGGATGCGGGCATGGCTCGTATGTTCTCGTTCTCTTACAACAACTCGACCCGTGCGATTGTCATGTACATCGACGGTCTTGTCGTGGCGACAACCAACGTTGACAGCGCCAACATCTATGTGGCTTTTCCTGAGACTGTAAACATTGGCTACGGATCCGTACAGCAGCTGGTCGTCTGGGACGGTGTGCAAACACAAGCAGTCTTGCAGGACATTTACAAATACTCCACGGTGAACCTGCCTGAGACAACCGCTGCAAGGTTTACGCGCCTCATTGGTGAAACACAGTTTCCCGCGTCGTTAACGAGTGGGCCGTCTGCACCTGCGTCTTCCGTGTTGGACATCACTGACGACGCACCGAAGTTGGCTGGCGAACTGCAAAAGGTTGCCGACTCTGAGTACGCCCCGCTGTTCGTTGACCGTTCTGGTGTGGTGACGCTTTACTACCAAAACCAAATCCGTACACAAACCCGCTCCATTGTTTCCCAAGGCACTTACGGCACGGGTGGCTACAGCATCGGTCAGGACGTTTCGATTGCGTATGACGGCGACTCGATGCGTAACGAAGCCAATGTCACCATGTCGGGCGGTGGTGTTTACATTGGTAAGAACACGACTTCCGTAACGGCCTACGGCGCAGCTCAAGAGTCCATCGATACGCAGGTGTCGTCGTTGGCTGACGCTCAGGACATCGGCAACATCGTGTCGGGTTGGGGCGGTCAGGTTTACCCTAAGGCTGATCCGTTTGAGGTGGTGTTGTCTCCGTCTGCGGATTGGAGCAACGCTCTTGACCGTGAGTTGAATGACCGTATTACGTTGGTGGTTTCTCCGCCGACTGGTAATTCGATTACGACGCCGATGTTGATTCAACGGGTGACTCATTCGGTTGTGCCGGGTGAGTGGCGTACCACGTTTGAGGGCTCAGCGCGATGGGCTGCGGTGTTTATTGTTAACCAGTCACTTGTGGGTGGCACTGACCTTTTAGGATGAAATCATGACGTATCCGACTTTTACTAACGGGCAGGTGCTCCCAGCGAGTGACCTCAATGCGATTGGTTTGTGGCTTGTTAAGTCGCAGGCAGTCGGCTCTGGTGTTTCCAGCGTGACGGTGACTGGTGCGTTCAGCGCCGACTACGACAACTACCGCATCATTTACTCAGGCGGTGTTAGTTCGGCCGCTGTTACAAACCTTGCGCTCAAACTTGGAGCATCAGCTACTGGTTATTACTCATCAACGTTCTATGCGGCGGTTGGATCTGCAACTGTTTCAAATGCAGGTGTAAACAACGGCGGAAGTTGGACATACGGCGGATTAGCGACTACAACTTCTACAAGCATGGACTTTGACTTAATGAACCCGTTTTTGGCTAAGACAACTGTGTTTGCTAATGGCACTTATACCGACACCACCACATTCGGAACCACAAACGGTGTTCACTCTGTAGCAACGTCTTACGCAGACTTTACCGTTACCCCAGGCTCAGGAACTCTCACGGGTGGCACCATCCGTGTTTACGGATACAGGAACTAACCATGACTGAAGAACCAAAGCCCCTGCTCATCCAAATCGACGACGAGATTCGCGAGATGACGCCCGAGGAGATTGCAGCACATGAAGCGCTTATCGCTGATAGCCCTGCTTTGCCTAGCGCTGAGTAGTTGCGCTGACCGCACCCGCTACAACTGCGACGACCTCAAACAACCCAACGGACTCCTAGAAAGACGCTGCCAATGAACCCCGACAAACGCCTTAGCAACGAAGAAATAAAAGCCCGCCTCATCCTCGTCGTCGGCGTCGGTCTAACCGTCTCATTCGTCATGGCAATCGGATCACTCATCTTCGGTTTGCTGTTTGTCGTGCAACCACTCGACCAATCCCCCAACGACGCCGAAGCATGGGGCGTCCTCTCACCAATGCTGATGACCCTCGCCGGTGGACTCATCGGACTGCTCGCAGGTAACGGCCTTAAAGACAAACCGAAAGACCCACCAACATGATTGTTAGCACCGCCCAATACACCGTTGACGGCACACCCATTAAAATTGTTGCCACCAACGAAGTCCCCCGAAACGTGTGGATTAACTGCAGCAGTAACGAAAACTTTTACATCGGGCCCAACAACACGGTGAGCACGACCACGGGTTTCTTTGTCGCTAAGACCGCTGCCGACCTGCAAATCGAGTTAGACGCCAACGACGAAATCTGGGCAGTCATGGCAACAGGTACGCATACCATCACAGTCATGCAGGTCTCGCTGTAATGCCACGCAAATACCCGTTCTACCCCGCTTGGGACGGCAAAAAGGCAAGCCCCGTCACCGAGAAACTGATGGACTTATGCAAACGCCGTTGGGGCTTTACCAACCTCGGTATCTATGCGAACCGTCAGATGCGTGGCAGTAACAACCTTTCCGTGCATGCCACAGGGTTCGCTGTCGACATCGGATACGGCACAGGCAAAGAGGCTCGCGCCAAAGCGGTGCAGGCGTGGGACTGGTTCATGAAATACACCGAAGAGCTGCGGATCTGCGAAGTACACGACTACGCATACGGCAAATGGGGCAGGGGTTACCGCTGTTCCCGTGGCGTCGGCGCTAAAGGCATCAAGGTGTTTACGGCTGACGACAATGCAGGCACACCGGGCGGGACTTGGTTGCATGTTGAGGTGTCTAATGATTGGGAATCACCCGAAGCCTTTGAGGCTGCATGGCGGGCGCTCCCTAAGCCATAAGGACGTGGCTGGCGCTTGGTCTCGCCAGTCACTAGGAGGGGCTAGGTGGTTCTCCATTGCGCCTAGCCTCTCCGCCACCCAATGCTTGACTTGTGTTTACACGGTGGGCATAATGTTTACACGGGTAACCAAGTACCCCAAAACAAAGGAGCCAACATGTGGGACGAACTACCACTATTCCGAAACACCGACCCTGAGACATCCGCTATGGGTGCTCAGGATGTTAAGCCCCGCAGGCAGACCCAAGCCCTGCGCCTGCTTGCTGAGTACGCCCACCGTGACGGCCTCACCGACGAAGAAGCAGCACTGTTTGCCGGGCTAATCAAAACGGGCTACTGGAAGCGCTGTAGCGACCTCAGAACCGCTGGGTACATAATCCCAACAGGAGAGACCCGAATCGGCTCACAAGGCTCCCTGATGCGTGTCTGTGCCATTACAGACGCAGGACGCAAGGCACTGTGATGGGTTACTTCATCGGGCTTCCTCTAGGGTTATTCTTTGGCGCTCTGCTGTACGGCATGTGGAACGCCTGCGACATAGAAACCCGTGGTCGTGCTCACCGTGTTGTTGGGCCCGATGTAAAAGTTTTCGTTACTGCTGCAGTTAATCCACACGTTTCGGGGGACTTCGTTG